TGCGAGTAAGGTAGACCTTTTCGAAACGTGCCCTCAAAGATATAATTTTAGATATAATCATAACAAAACTCTTCCATTAGTTCAAAAGGCTAAAGCTCTTGATTTAGGAACCTTAGCTCACGAAGGACTCGCAGTTTATTACACTCTTTTGGGAGAAGGAAAGGACTATGCAGAGCGACTGGAAGGAGCTCTGATGAAGATTAGAGAGTTTAGTTCTAATCCTGACATTAGCAATGTAGATCCTCATGAAGTTGATACAATTCTCTCAGCCGTTGAGCAATCATGCGATTACTGGCGCTCCGAAGATGAGAATTGTTTAGAAGTATTAGCCGTTGAAACACCGTTTGCATACGTTCTATTCGAGGATGATAGTGTGCGAATTATCATCTCCGGCAAGATTGATTTACTCGTAAATTTCAAAGGCATTGGCCGCAACGCATCTTATCAGAATCTTCCAATAGATCACAAAACATTCTCACGAGATTCTGTAGTTCATCGTAAGTCTAATCAATTCATTAACTATTGTAATGCTGTTGGGAGCAATTACATAGTTATTAATCGTATTGGATTAGCTAAAACTACAAAGGCAGAAGATAAGTTTAAGCGTTTGCCTTTAAGTTATGATCCAATTTATATCCAAGATTGGAAAGACAATCTTACGAAGATGTTACTAAATGAATATCTAACTTGTATTGCTACTGAAACATGGTGTGAAAAGCCTACGTCTTGTAATAAATTTAATAGATTATGTGAGTATTATTCAATATGTGACTCAAGCGGAGAAGACAGTAAAATAAACAAGCTCGAAAATGAGTATGTCGAGGCTCCAGTATGGGATGTGACTCAAGGATTATTTAATGATAAGTAGAGAAAATATTATATGGCTAGCAGGATATTTAGAAGGCGAAGGCTGTTTTACTATATCCACGAGCCTTTCAAGAAGTGGGAGTAAAGCATATCGAATACTCGTAAATTCCGAGGATAAAGATGTAATAGAAAAAGCTAGTTGTATACTACATGGTTATCCTAGATTAACATCAAGTAAACCCAGAAATCATAATAAAACATTTTATGGTACAAACATAAATGGTAATAATGCTATAGGCTGGATGATGACATTATATACATTGATGAGCATTAGAAGAAAGAAGAGGATAAGAGAAGTAGTAGAGGATTGGAAAAATAATATTAGAGAGTATAGTATGACAAAGAAAGCCATAAAGTCTAGACGCGATAGAGCTAATATCATTAAAAAATCACATGAGTTTAAACAAATAGTTAATCCTTTCCTTAAAAAGGAAAAAGCTTAATGATTAAAGAAATCGAATATTGTCCTTGGTGTGAATGGTTGCACAATCAGAAAACTAACAATTGTCATCTTAGAAATCCAATCTTTGATTGCAAATATGGACTACTCAATATTCCTCACACTCACAGATGGTGCCGCAATGGACATATGTGGGTAGAAAGACATGATCTTGATGTGGATTATTCTTTGATATCCCTTCGGGTGATAGCCGCTCTAAGCCTAAGAAAGAATTAGGTAAGAACAGTAGTGCATTACCCGAAGGATTAGGCGATGCTAGCTGATTGACAGTCAGACACTTAATTGATGTCTCTTCATAGTTAGCATCGCCGCCTCTCTTCACATAAAAATAGGAGCGGCGAAGCCGATGTGGATAATCTCTTGGAGATGGAATGGTAAAGCATACATGAAAGAATATGACACATATAGAAAAGCTGAGCCTGCACTTTATAGATTAATAAAACTTGGATTCGATCCTTCACTTCATGTTAAAGGAGTTGAGAATGAGAAATCTAACAAAAATTGATTGCGAAGATCTTGTGATAGGATTGTTCTGTATGATTGTATTCATTATGACAATTAGTTTAATTTGGTTAATCGCAGAATGAATGCTTGGCTTGCTATCAGCATTATAGCTATATGTATATGTATTGATTCTATGTTTGATGAATATTTAACTTATAGAAGTAATAGCGATGAACTTCTTCATAAAGAAGAAATGGAAAGAATTAAAATGGATGAAAAAGAATGATCATCATAGACATGCTTCAACAACTAATATATAATATTAAGATTAGACATTATCATTGGAGGCATCGGAAAGATTCGATTCTGGATCAGTTGGATAGGCTATGAAAGATGGCTAAGACACAAGAAAGACACATTCATAAATTTAAGAGATTGAAATACAAGACAGGAAATGTCACATTTTTTTGTGCATTACCAGATTGTAATGTCAAAATCAATCCGGCGTTAGCACTTGGAAAAAGATCTATCTGCTGGCGTTGTGGAGAGTCATTTTTAATGACAGAATATAGCTTGCGGCTGGCGAAACCTCATTGCCCTGAATGCCACCGCCCAAAAAATATAGATGGTAAAAATGATTTAGAAATAATAACTCAGAATAACAATGAAATCTTACATGAGCAATCACTAGCCGAAAGGCTACAACAGACAATCAACAAGACTTTGCCAGAAGAAATAGAGGATGAGCTTTGATTAGAACTGCTTCTCTAGGAGAATACTCTAAAGAGTATATCCTTTCATTAGAGAAGATTATAGATGAGAATGGTTGTTGGAGATCACAACATTCAAGTAATTCTGCTGGACAAGTTCAAATTAGTATAGATAATCATTTATATGTATTAAGTAGAGTAGTTATGTGTCTTTGGCACGATATTAAATATGATAATCAAAAAGTTATAGCTAGACATAAATGTAATAATAGATGGTGCTTTAACTATGAGCATATTATACCAGGCACAGATTCCGAAAATCAACTTGATGCTGTTAAAGCTGGAACTCATTATAATGCGAGTAAAACATGCTGTCCTAAATGTAAAGGGTTATACACTAGAATTAAAACTCGAAGGAATGGCATCTTAATAAAAGAGAGATACTGTAAAGCATGTGCAAGAGATAGGAAAAAAAATGAAAGCTAGTAACCTCACTCTTGACAGTAATATTTCTCTCCTTCTTAAAGGTTCTCCCGGTTTTGGCAAAACATTAGCTGCCGCCTCATTTGCAGTTGAAGGACCAATTTATTTAGCTTATTTTGATAAATCTAAACCAGTAGAGTTATTAACATATTTTACTGAGAAAAGATTTGGCTCTTTGGCTAAGAAAATACTTGATAATATTGAATATGATATTTATAGTGCTCAAAATGCACATATGTATCTTAATAAAATAATTGCACTATCTCATGATTGTAGATATTTTGCAGTTGTAACAGATAGTGTTACGAATTTAACTGCTGCTGCTGTTAATTGGTCAATGGGTTTTAGAGATCCACGAAAGGGTAAAGTTGATAAACTAAATAAAGATGCTCCTGCAATGATTCCAGATTTTGATGAGTACAAGGTAGAAACATCTCTTGTAAGTCAAGCTTTAGATATTAGTCGCACACTTCCATGTCATATTATTTGGACTGCACATCCATTACCCGGAATTAAAGTTGAAGGTAGTGGAGCTAGTATTAAAGTTACCAAGACGAATCCTATTGTAAGTTATGGATCAAAAGTTGCTGGTATGATACCAGGTAATTTCACTGAGATATATCATTTTTCTAAAACTACAGATTTTACATCTGGATCATCCAAGCTTAAATATATAGTAAATGTTGAAGCTGTAGGAGATGAATATGCTAAAAGTCCATTACTCGGAGATTATATTAAAGAAATGGATATAACAGATAAGTTGTTCTATGAAGTGTGGAAGGATTTGCTGAATAAGAGTAGAGGTGTTGAGCCTAAGAAAGAATTAACGGAAGAGGAAGTTGCTAATGCTGTAAATAATCCATTTGAAAATCGAGGAGGAAGTTGGAAAGTCTAGTTAAAAACAATCTACGTAAACAACTATAAAACAAAAACAACCACAAGGAAAAAACACCATGCGTTCAATGCTCACACCAGACGATCTCAAAAAGGGCGATTTGGCGGATGTCGGCTGGCATCCTCTTGAAATTGTAGAATATTCCGAGAAGGATGCTGCTACTGATGGTTCAACTAATTGTATCTTTCACTTTAAGATTATCGATGGTCCGAATAAGGGAGTTACTGCGAATAGACTTTTTAATGAGAAGGCACTTGGATTTGGTAAGAGCCTTTGGGAGACTCTGAAGTTTCCATTTGATCCTGTTAAGGGATATGAGCTTACAACTCAGTTATTCGAACAGACAGTGGGTCACAAGCTAATGGGATATATTAAGCGCGGTAAGTCAAATAAAGGCAACGAATTTAATGATTTAGTTGATTTCAAGCCAATGGCATAAGAGTTAGTTCGAAATAGATTGCTGGAGGGTGTTTAACAATGCCTTTCAGCAATCATATTATATGTGACAGAAGCCTCCCGTAGCTTAATGGTAAAGCAAGCTCTTTATAAGGGCGAGAGTGATAGTTCGATCCTATCCGGGAGGATCAAATCTTTTAGGCCCCTATGGTGGAACTGGCAGACACTACGGTCTTAAGAATCGTTGCTAGCAATAGCGTGTAGGTTCGACTCCTACTAGGGGCACCAATCAAATATGGCAAAAGAACAGCGATGGTTATTAAGGGCGAAGGAAACATACAAATATCATAGAGAACGTCTCTTAGGAGATGATAAGTGGACATTAACTCAGACAGCAACAATTCTTAGACGCTCTCTAGGTGGAGTTAGTGAAGATATTCTTATTGCTAGATATCATAAGAAACATCCTATAGAAATAGATAAATTTGATCATGCCTACGAGTGTCTTAAATGGATAAGAGATATTCGGAAGGCTTCGAGCTTGGAAGAGATAGAATAATTGGGATATTGGCAAGCTGTAAGAGCTAGAATTAAAAGATATCAGAAGATCGCGGATGAAGTTAAATCAATTATAAGTATAACATTAGATTCAGATTATGATAATGAGACTTTTTTAAGACTTTGGAGATTAACATATATAGATAATGAATGTTGGATTCATAATGGTTCTAGGGATAAAGATGGTTATGGTAGAGCTTATTATAAAGATACAAATACTCATGTTCATAGAATATCAGCATGTCTATTTTTAGAACTAGATATAAATAATAAAGCTAAACAAGCGAATCACAAATTAATATGCCCTAGCAAATCTTGTTGGAATCCGGATCATATTTATATTGGTACTCATTCTCAAAATATGAATGATTCTGTAAAAGCTGGAACTCATATTAGCGCTAGAAAAACTCACTGCGGTTCATGTGGTAATGAATATGATCAATTTGAAGGAAGCAGAGCTGGAATAACAAGACGATGTTCTCATTGTAGAAGATTAAGTAGAGCGGTTTAATATGCCCAATTATGTTCCCGGTGTTGGCAATGTAGAACCAAAATTAATGATTATCGGAGATGCCCCCGATAAATATGCAGATGAAGCTTTAACACCTTTTATAGGTCCAGCAGGTCAAATGCTTGATGGCTTTCTTTTTAAAGCTGGAATACGACGTTCTGATTGCTATATAACTTATGCAGTTAAGCAAAGACCACCATTAAATGATCTCAAAAAACTTCATCTGATAGGAGTGGACATTGGACAGTCAATGCAAGAATTGTGGGATTTGGAGATTAATAAGTTACATCCTAATTGTATTCTTGCTGTTGGGGACATTGCATTACAAGCAGTTTGCGATGTCAGTGGCATTCTTAATTATCGCGGTAGTATTCTCTCTGCTAGAGATGGTCATACAAAAGTAGTTCCAACAATACATCCAGCCGCTCTGTTCTCTTAGGTTCAACACCTCTAGATTTATCAAGAAGATCCTTCCACACAGTATAAAAAAGTTTATCAGTTATATCAAACTCCTTAACATAGTCAGCTAATAATGGAGACTTAGCAAATTCATCACCAATAGCTTCAGTAGATACTATATACTTTTTACTACTCTTACCCTCAGACCAATCTGATTGCTGAGTGAAATGATATATCTCTGTAAATCCTCCTGGCACAATACCAGCAACTTTACTTCCATAAGAGACTAAAGAGTTTATCTTACTAACCTTAATAGAGCTTCCAGAGCCTTCTACCTTAGTAGTTGGAAGTGGATGAGCCGTCCAAATTGAATGACAGGGGAGAAGTTTAGACAAATCCATACACTGAGTGACAAGCGATGTCTCAACTTTGTATTCATCCCATGATGGAAGAACATCCTTAATCTTTTTCTTGAGATTGGGATCTTTGCCAAAATTCATAGACCAATTAACGGCAGCGGCTGTCATGAATGTCAGCGAATCATTTATGACTGCAAAGTAACGGCAATCCTTCTGCCATTCAATCATCTTGTTTAGATAATCAGCAGCATTAGCTGGACCATACACATCATATTCAATATTATCTAAAATCTTCTTAGCTAATGAGCCGAATCGCTTCTCTGTAAAATATGTGACAAGTTCTACAGGAGACTTTTTATCCCAGTATGAGATGTAAACTGGACCCTCTACAGCGAAGCTAGCGGCTGCGAGAGTTTTGCCAAAACCAAATGGGCCTTTGAATAAGAATGAGAATGAGCCTCCGGTAGAGAGATTAGATGCTTTCATTAAAGCTCATCCTCAATTTCTTCTGGCAAAGTCTTGTTGATTGTTTGCTGTAGCCGCTCTGCGAGTGATTGTTCATGTAGAATTTCATTATAATTCTGAGTCACTACTTCTAAATCATTTACATTCTCTTGATGTTTAGGTTTATGACAGTTTTCGCAATGAGGCTTAGCCAGCCTGAGACTATATTCTGTCATTAAAAATGACTCTCCACAGCGCCAGCACAAGCTTCTCTTTCCGAGTGCTAACGCCGGATTGATTTTGACATTACAATCTGGTAATGCACAAAAGAATGTGACATTTCCTGTCTTGTATTTCAATCTCTTAAACTTATGAATGTGTCTTTCTTGTGTCTTAGCCATCTCTCATAACCTATCCAACTGATCCAGAATCGAATCTTTCCGATGTTTCCAATGATAATGTCTAATCTTAATATTATAGATTAATTGCTGAATCATATCTATGATGATCATCCAGCGATTAACCAAATTAAACTAATTGTTATAATGAATGCAATCATACAAAATAATCCTATAACAAGATCTTCGTAATCAACTTTTGTTAGATTTCTCATTCTCAACTCCTTTAACATGAAGCGAAGGATCGAATCCAAGTTTTATCAATCTATAAAGTGCAGGCTCAGCTTCTCTATATGTTCTATATTCTTTCATATATGCTTTACCATTCCATCTCCAAGAGATTATCCACATCGGCTTCGCCGCTCCTATTCTTATGTGAAGAGAGGCGGCGATGCTAACTATGAAGAGACATCAATTAAGTGTCTGACTGTCAATCAGCTAGCATCGCCTAATCCTTCGGATAATGCACTACTGTTCTTACCTAATTCTTTCTTAGGCTTAGAGCGGCTATCACCCGAAGGGATATCAAAAATCAAGATCATGTCTTTCTACCCACATATGTCCATTGCGGCACCATCTGTGAGTGTGAGGAATATTGAGTAATCCATATTTACAACTAAATATAGGATTGGTTGGTGTACAATTATTAGTTTTTTGATTATGTAACCATTCGCACCAAGAACAATATTCTATTTCTTTAATCATTAATCTACTCCCAAAACTAAATCTTTAGTCACGTCCCACACTTCGCCGTCAACATACTCGTTCTCTAACTTATTGTCTTTAGAATCTTGTCCAGAACTATCACATATACTATAATATTCGCATAATCTATTAAATTTATTGCAAGACGTAGGCTTTTCACACCATGTTTCAGTAGCAATACAAGTTAGATATTCATTTAGTAACATCTTCGTAAGATTGTCTTTCCAATCTTGGATATAAATTGGATCATAACTTAAAGGCAGACGCTTAAACTTATCTTCAGCCTTTGTAGTTTTAGCTAGTCCAATACGATTAATAACTATGTAATTACTTCCAACAGCATTACAATAGTTAATGAACTGATTAGATTTACGATGAACTACAGAATCTCGTGAGAATGTTTTGTGATCTATTGGAAGATTCTGATAGGATGCATTGCGGCCAATGCCTTTGAAATTTACGAGTAAATCAATCTTGCCGGAGATGATAATTCGCACACTATCATCCTCGAATAGAACGTATGCAAACGGTGTCTCAACGGCTAATACTTCTAAACAATTCTCATCTTCGGAGCGCCAGTAATCGCATGATTGCTCAACGGCTGAGAGAATTGTATCAACTTCATGAGGGTCTACATTACTAATATCAGGATTAGAACTAAATTCTCTAATCTTCATCAGAGCTCCTTCTAGTCGCTCTGCATAGTCCTTTCCTTCTCCTAAAAGAGCATAATAAACTGCAAGACCTTCGTGAGCTAATGTTCCTTTATCTAATGCACTAGCCTTTTGAACTAATGGAAGTGTCTTATTATGATTATATCTAAAATTATACCTCGCCGGACACGTCTCGAAAAGGTCTATCTTACTCGCATCTAATATAATATTCGCCTTTGGCGGAAGAATGATATCCATTACTTATTCCACCTTATCTTATCTCTCTCATTAGATGTCCACTCATATCCATCTGATTCCCTTTTAATTTTCTCTTCATCCCTATCTTGTTTTGATTTTCCCATATTATCTCTAGTCCCTTTACATTCTGGAAATTTCTTGCACCCCCAAAAAATTCCATATTTACCTGAACGGCTAATCATTTCTCCATCACATTCAGGACATTTTACTGCAAATGGATTATTACTAGTTTTATTAAAATCAGTCATCTAATTCTCCTAACTTTTCGATAATGAATTTCAATTCAGCTTCGCTGTCATATGAGAACTGTCCCAAATAAAATGCTATATTATCTTCTGTATTTTCATATATATTCCTACGATTAATTATTATTCTATGAGAATCCTTAATTACTTGAAGTTCACTTTTTACAAGCTTAGAAATGCCTTGAAATAACTTCATAACTCATTACCTGCATCATCGTAATCACGATTTCCATCCCATGTCCGATCATACATTATTGGATGAACTATCGTAATTATTGAAAGGATTAAAAATATCCATGCTACGCTTTTTACAATAATTTCAATCATTTAGTTTGTCTCCATACTTTTCGCCTATTATTCTTACATCTTTGACAATATCTATGTCCAGTTGTAGGACTAATTGAATATTTACCATTACAAGTTGGACAACCAAGAGGTTTTCCTTCATTTTGAGTTATACAATAATGATGCCCTAATGCTATTGAATCTTGAACATTCTGTTGTTGTGTTCCTTCATACAAACAATCTGGATTACAACATAAAGAATGTGGACATTCTCTTTTGTGATTGGCTTGAAGTTGTCCATCAAGATTAAATCCCCTTAAAAGAAAGAAAACAACTCGATGGGGAAACTCATTTCTACCTTGAAATCTAACTCTACCTTTTGGATCACTTCTAGCTGTATTAGTTTTAGCTCCTGTCCATAACCAATGACCATCTATTTTGTTTAGATTATCTTTTATATTATCCGGCAAATCATTGAAGCCTAAAGACTCCATTGTTTTCGTCCTGATGTAATTAAGAGTTCTGCAAGTTCTTTCATTAATGATTGCTGTGACCACTGTATTTCTTTACCGTCTAAAACCTCTGAGAGAATTGCTCTTTTTTGCTCTACTAATTGAGTAAAGTACTCGTCTATCGTTCCCGATGCTATCATATACGTAATTGATACGTTATTTAATTGTCCGAATCTATGAAAACGAGCTTCTGCCTGAGATTCATTACTCGGATTCCACTGACGCTCTAAAATTATTGCATCACTACAAAATTGCAAGTTAAGACCTTCGCCAGCCGCTAACGTGGATGCAATCATCAGTCTCGCTTCGCTCGACTGTTTAAATTTTTCTACTAACGCACTTCGTGCATTCCCATCTAATCCTGAATGCAATGTTAAAACCTTACCATATTCATTTTCATCTGCCCAATTATTATCTATTTGAGAACGAAGCATTTCCATTACATCCTGATGATGCGTAAATACTACTATCTTTCTATCTGTAGATCTTACAAACTCATCAACGAACTCAATACACTCAGATACTTTAGATATACCTGTAATGTGACGAAGCTTAGACATGATAGCTATTGTATTAGTTGCTTTCTCAAATTCAGATTCATCACTATACAATAGTTCATCTAATTCCTGTAGAGCGGCTGCGTAAGCTTTATTCAACTTTTTATCAAGTTCTACGTGATGAAACTTCCTATCAATAGACGGCAAATCGGGTAAAACGTCTTTCTTAGTTCGTCGAATGATAATGTCTTTAGTATCTTCATGAAATCTATCTACATTCTTTAATCCTCCGTATTTCGCTCCCTAACCTGTATTATAACTATCAATGTAGTTATCTACAAATCTCTGATGATGTGGGAATCTTGTGGGAGCTACTAAATTAAGAACAGTGAAATACTCTGCGGCATTGTTCTTAATTGGAGTTCCACTCATGGGAATAATATGCGGAGTCGTTCGGGCAACTCGCTGAACGGCTTTTGCTCTATCACTAAGATGATTTTTAATTCTCTGACACTCATCTATGATGATAGTCTTAACCATTCCTTCTGGAAGCATAGTGAAAAGCTTGTCATTCTTAAGCATATCATATGTGATTACATAGATATCAAATCCTGGCATAGCCATCTCTTTGCCGGATTGAATAACCTGCACAAGCATTTTCTTAAATTCTGTGTTACAGATTCTGTGAATTTCATGCATCCACTGTAGTTTTACAGTTGAAGGACACACAATGACAGCGGGTAAAAGCTTTTCAGGATGAAGTCTTAGCAGACAAAGAGCTTCTATTGTCTTACCTAATCCCTGTTCATCTGCAATGATTAGACGAACATTGGATTCTTCTGCAAACTTGACAGCATCAAATTGATACGGTCTTGGCTTGCAACCATCGCTGAATACGATTGATTCGTAAGACTCAGGCGAAGCCTGAAGAGTCTCTGAATGAAGAATGTGACCACATGCCAATTTAATGATAAGGGTCTTACCAATTTTCAGACGAGATTGCTCAACGGCTATCTTTTTACAGACTGTGCATTCTTGACGTATGATAGAAGTTAATGACATATTAGATTATCCTATTTAGCAAAAGGGTTAAATAATGATTTCGGTTCCGCCGCTTCTACAACAGCTTCATTCTTACCTGTGAGAATATCCTGTGACTTTTTATCCTTAATCCTAGCAAGAATAGTTCCTGCGCTCATTAACTTTTCAGCATCAGCCGTTGAGATTCCAAGCTTCTCTAATGATGCTTGAACTTTCTCAGCCGCAGTCATACGTTTCTGGCGTTCTTTTACTGTGTTAATTGCATTCGTTGTAGTCTCGTCAGTATTGACAGAACGTGCAAAGCCTTTCGCTCCGGTAGGAGCGGCTTTCTTTTTTCGCCCACTCTCTTCATCATCAGCCGCGGTTAACCTTGCACGAGCTTCAAATGCAATCTTTGCTAATTCTTCACGATGTGCTCTGAGAGTTAAGGTATCCATATCCTTAACGAGCAACTTTTCATGATTAAATAGCTGAGCAAATAATTCTTCTTGGGGGGTCATTTTCGCTTGCTCAATTCGTTCAGAGATAATATGAGGTATCCTAATTTCCCTAATAAAATATTTATCGGGGTTATACACAATAGTTCCATCCCTATTTTTACAATATTCACAGTATCCATTTAACTCTCCCAACTCCGCTGCACAATGAGGACATTCCCACGTCATTCATTTACTTCTAAAGTTATTATATAATATGAATATGTAAGAACTTTTTTATTTTGATTCTCACAAAAATTTATTGCCTTTTCTTTGGTCTTAAAAGCTGTTACTATATCATCCCATGCTGTGTTAATTACGATATACACTTTCATATTAAACCTCTACAGCTGCGCTGATTGCCTTCGGCAGTAGTATGTGACTGTGAATCACTGTGACCGTGACCGTGAGCTTAAACACTTAATTGAGCCGTTGAAACAGTCTACCCGTGTCAACGGCTCTCAAAGGATTTAATCTCGCTTCGCTCGATTAGGCTTCCTTAACCTCAGGCGTAGCCTGGAATACGATTGTCCTCGTATCCTTTAGAAGATTCGCAAGCTTGAATATGAGCGAAGCTGGAATCTCAACTTCTTCGTAATCTACTTCACCAGTCTCCGAGTCTTTCTCTGGCAGTCCAGTAATAACTACCATTCCATTCTCTTGAATCTTAGCGTGCAATCCGTAATGTTCAATCGTCAACGGCTGATGAACGTAACGGCCCTTTTGTTCTACTCCATTAACAGACCTAAAGAGTGGATTGTTCAGAAACTTTGTCATGTCTTAGGCTTCGCCTAGCTTTCTATGAATGTGACTGTTTACTCGTTGTAACTGTGACCTTGAACACACTGTGTATGTAAACGTTTACACTCTCCTATAACATTTAACTGATGGTTTAAGTTTCGAGCTTTCATCAAAGCAGATAAAATAGTGAAACTGATTCACTGCGTAATTGAGACTGTAATACCAGGATGGATATGATATGATACGACCGCAGAGTGCACAGCGAATCTCATTAGACTTGAATCCCGCCAAGATGGACGGCTGACCTAGAATGAGAATGGCTTTCTTCTGCGTCGTTCGGCTAATGCGAACGGCACCGTTAGATAAGTCTAAGATAGAGCTTCGATTCTCGAATGAACCAATGATAGCCTTTTCTTTTATTTCAGCCCTACCACCTAAAGTAATAGACTTTAGGATATCATCCTTCCAGTCTATTTGCTTTTCTGGTATTAGTTCGTGAGATAGTTTGAGTTTAGACATTGTGAATCTATCGAAGGCGAAAGTTGAGCGAATGAGCCTGACCCGTCCGGTTGTTTACGGTCGCAGGCTGACGCAGGCTGGCGCGTCCGTTCCAGTGCCCGTAAGTCGTTGTCCTTGAAGGGTTTAGGGTCTGTTTTGGCCCGTGAGGTATCATGTCTGGGCCAGTATAGCATAGTGTTTTAGGTTTGTCAAGTGTCATCGGGGGAGGACAGTCTTATATATAATTAACATAAAAAAAAGTAAGGAAAGAAAAAAAGAGATTAGAGAGTTGAACACACCAAAACTAGGGAAAATCACGACGGGGCCACCTCGACACCCTGGCGCGAAAACGGCCTGAAAAACGCGCTAAGCGCCTGTAGAACCAACGACTTGACGGCCACTCGACCCTTACGACTCGACCTGGCAGACCTGCGTAAACGTGAGGATACGAACGGAGACAAGCGACTGCAACCAGAACAAAATTTGTCACCTTATTATTCTTTCACTCCATACTTGACTTTCCACGCGAAGCATGAGACAATTCTCTTGTCGGAATAACCCGACACAGATTAGAGGTAGGACAGAATGAGTAAGACACAGAAGGAACTGACGCCCGCACAGGTCGAAGCAAAGGCTAGGCT